GTGCAGTCTCCTCGATTGATGTTGCACGACTCAACTAACAGAGACGAAGTTTTAAAAGTTCATATTAACAGTGTGGAACCTACTGTATTACTAAGTCCGTCCATGATGGAAGGCGTCGATCTAAAGGATGACCTAAGTAGGTTTCAGATTATGTGTAAGGTACCTTTTCCATATTTAGGTGATCTAGTCGTTAAGAAGCGCATGGAAAAAAACGAAAAATGGTATCCTTATATGACTGCTAAATCGATTATTCAATCTCTGGGTAGATCCATTAGAAATGAAACTGATCATGCAATTTCTTATATCCTAGACAGCGATTGGGATAGATTTTTTAGTAAAAATAGAAATCTTTTTCCCAATGAGTTTAATACGTTAATAAGTAGTTGATCTAAAGATTTATTTACTATTATTCAATAAGACATATATTTTAAGCTACATCTTAGGAGAATTTTATGGATAGCGTTGTTTTAGAAAAGTGGAACGAAGTAAAGTCTTTGGTTGAAGCTCTTGAGCACGATGTTACCAAGAATGCAAAGGGCGTTGCTGCAGCAGGTGTTCGCGCTCGTAAAGGTCTTAGAGAGCTTAAGACAAGGGCTGGAGAACTTGTTAAGCTAACAATTGAATTAGATAAAAAATCTAAGGAGTGAGTATGCCTAGACATCACAATCGGGCAATATTAAGCGAAATTACAGAAAAACAACTAGACCCAAATAAAGAGTATGTTGTTGGTAAACATGGCTTAACATTGTCGTTTAATGAAAAGAAAAAGGAAAGAAACGAAGGCAGTAAAGAGTCTATCGTCGATATTCCTGAAGTCTCTATTAACGAACAAGCGCAAAAAGAAGAAAGCGTTAAGCTACCATTATCTTCCAAAGATGAAGACCAACAAGAAGCGCAAACGCTCGCAGACGTAGGATCGAAACAGCAAGCTTCTAATGAAGTTGAAGACCCAATCGAGTCCGAGCTAAAATTAGAAACTAGTGGTGAAAAAGACAATAAAAAGAAAAAGGTTAACAAACCAAAACTTTAATAACTTTTTATTCTTGAATTAAAGTCTTTACTTTTTGGTAAATATTCTTTTCAATTTGGCAGATTCTCATTCGCGTCAAGCTATAGATTTTTCCTATTTCTTGAAGCGTTTTAGGACCTACCTTTGAAGTTATTATTACGCAGTTTTTACCTTCAGCGTAACTAATCCAATTTTTACAAGATTTTTTTTGACAATTTACGTTGTGTAATTCGTGTAAGTCAAAACATGTTTTTTCTACGTTACTTACTACTTGTAATTTTCTTTTTTTCATGTATCTAACGCAAACACTACAAAATCTATATGCATTTGTTTAAATTGCGTTATAATTGTTTCTACGATATGAAAAAAACTTATGTTCTAGATACGAACGTTCTTCTTAGCGACCCAAACTCAATATTTTCTTTTGAGGATAACGATCTAATCATTCCCATGGCAGTGTTGGAAGAATTAGACCATCACAAAAGTCGTCTTGACGAAGTTGGTAAAAATGCGAGACAAACCTCTAAAACCTTAGATGAACTAAGGTTAAAAGGTAGCTTGGTAGATGGCGTATCGTTACAAAACGGTGCGACGCTTCGCATTGTTTCCATTAATCCAAGTATTTTAACCAATCTTCCACCTGAGTTGCTGTCGTCTAAAGTAGACAACATGATTATTTCTTTCATGTTGCAATTGAAACAAGAAAATTTATTCAATCCAGCTGATAATCCCAGCCCTGCTATCCTCGTCACTAAAGACATTAACGTAAGAATAAAATGCGACTCTTTAGGCGTAAAGTGTGAAGAATACCTAAAGATGAGGGTAACTGCAGACGCTGAACACTTTTATCGAGGCGTTGCGGTAGTTGAAATTGAAGAACGTCGTGTAGAACAATTCTACAGAGAGAACGAATTAACTCTTAAACCTGAAGAAATAAAGGATAATGCGCTTTATCCCAACCAAATTGTTGTTATAAAAAATACCGGACAAGACGGTAAAACTACGAAATCAGCACTGTCAAAATGTGTAAGCTTTGATAAACCACTCGTTCCTATCGCCAAAATAGAACAAGCTTTTGGTTTAAAACCCCGTAATAAAGAACAATCTTTTTCTTTAGACTTATTGTTCGATGATAGCGTAAAACTTCTTACTTTGACAGGACCGTCTGGAACTGGTAAAACGTTGTTAGCAATCGCCGCAGCGCTAGAACAACTCAAAGGTATAGGCAATTCTGATTACGCTAAGTATGAAAAACTTATTGTTACACGCCCTGTACAACCGGTTGGTAAAGACATCGGATTTCTTCCTGGTACCCTTGAAGAAAAAATGGAACCTTGGATTTCTCCAATCAGAGACAATGTTAACTTTTTAATGAATAATAGAAAAGGGAATAAGAAGAGAGCTTCAATCGATCCCGCTAAGTCCCGCATCGGCGACGAGTATTACTTGGCTCTCATGCAAGAAAAAGGTCTCATTGAGATCGAAGCTATCACTTTCATAAGAGGTAGATCAATTCCGAATGCCTATATTATCATCGATGAAGCGCAAAATCTATCGATGCACGAACTAAAGACGATCACCACGCGAGTTGGGGATGGTACTAAACTGGTTCTAACTGGTGATATCGAACAGATCGATAATGTGCATGTAGATGCATTTACCAATGGTTTAACATACGCTGTTGAAAAATTTAAAGAACACTCTATAGCTGGTCACGTCAACCTCATAAAGGGTGAACGTTCTGAGTTAGCAACGTTGGCTTCCAAGATACTTTAATTAGTAAAATTTTTAAATTATGAATAATTGTATGTTAAGCCATGAGTGGAATATTAGATAATAAATCTAGAATCATTGACGCTATCTTAACCACTGAGGGTCGGCGTCAATTGGCTGACGGTAATTTCGTAGTAAAGTTCGTTACTTTTTCAGATTTTCATGTCGTTTATCAAAAATCAGATGAAGGTCACGAAGACCCTACTAATAAAATTTATTTAGAAAGCTTTAATGTTCCACACGATCAAATAATTTTTGAGAGTGACGACTCTGGAAATTTAGTACCATTTAAACAACACGAATTTTTAAACACAACTACTTTAACTGGTTCGATTACTAGTAGCTTGTCTTGGACGAATTTTTATCAAGGTAAATTAAAAGAAAATACGAAAAAATATGGCATTAACTTCGCTGTAACTAGTAGTTACGAAGAATCTGCAATTAAAGACATCAACTTCGCATCACAAATAGAAGGTATTCTAACTTCGTCGTTCGATAACTTTAAAAAAGTAACGATTATTGGTTCTAAAGATACACTTTTTAACGATCAAGAGTTTGCTCTCAGCAATAACGAAGTAACGTTTGCGATATTGCCAGATGATCAAACTTTACAAATGCAGAATCCTTCGAACGTAAATTCGATTGACGCATTGTTTAATGACGAAAAATTGAGGAATGTAGATAACTTTAGATACCTTCCCCCCATTAAAAAAATCCAAGATTCCTTAGTCAATAAAACTAATATAGAAGAGCTTGAAAGAGCTGGATTGTTTTTAGGAAATTACCCGGCTTGGGGACCAATAGATAGATTGACGTATCAAGATATTAAAAAGGAATTATCTAGATATGAAAATACTTCAAAGACCATATGTTTCGATCCAACCTCAAGAGACAACGAATTAGTCGCTCAAATGTTCGAAGTTACTCCAAGCGCAGTATCGAAACTTGACATTATCGATTACGGAAAGGTTAGTGATAATTCCAATAATCCTTTCGCGGATACACATCACGTATTTTTTGTCGGCAAGGTATTGATAGACGATACAGGCTCGACAAATTTTGTTCATCTTTTTACTTTAATCTTTGAGACCAACGAGGAAAACAATGTTCAGGCCTATTGAACAAAAAAAGTTTGAAACTTCGCTAGCTGTTTCTGACTATTTCGCTACCTTAATGGAATTAAGGAACAACAATTATCATGTAAGTTTAGACTTTAGTATCAGTCGCTCTGAAGTTGAAGCCAAAAAACTAACGAAGATAAAAATAAAAGTAAGTAAAAAAAGTTATCAAGAAACGCGACAAGTTAGTGATAGTAATTTTTTAACAAAAAATTTAGAAGCTTTTAGAAAATTAAAAAGTAGAGAATCATCTAAAGTTTTAGAAGAGACTATTAGCTTAACAGACGCGCTTAAGTCCGCCAATAGAAAAAGACGAGTTTTAATAGAAGTAAAATCTCCTAATTTTGAAAAACAATTACAAAATTTTAGAAGTCCACCAACGGATTTTTTTACGTTGAGAGACAAAAATTTATCTATCATTAAAGATGTAAAGTTAGATCCTGCAGAAGCTATAATGCTTAGCGACATTATAATAGCTAATTCGAATATAACAACGCTAAAAAATCACTACTTGTTTAATTCGATAAATTCCCTAACCAAAGATAGGAAATACTATTCAGCTATAGAATCGAACTCGTCGCAGAATAAACTTTACATAAACAAAATAATAAAAATACCAGAAAGATGCAAAAATGAACAGCTCGAGGTAACTTTTGAACTTTATACCGACAGCAACCCATACGCGTTAATCTTTGAAGAAAGAAAAAAGACGTTTAACATTCAAGATTTATTGTCGATAAAAAACTCTATAATAGAAAAACCTTCGATCAAAGAATCTTATGCTAAGATTGGTTTGTCAGGATTGTTAGTAAATCAATTAGATGAAAGGGCGTCAGGTATACAGGTCTTAAAAAAGACGATTAATTCTAATGATCAGGTATCACGATACACTACAATTTTTAAGAAAGAAAAATTCGTAAAAAACATAAATCAAAAAATAAACGAAGCCAATTCTTTATCAGAAATTCAAATTTATCGTTGCGTTGCCTATAATTCAGATCCTGGTAGCAACGTTTTTTCTGCGTACAGAAACATCATAGTCGGAACCATTCCTTTTATCGATCCAACTATCATGTTAATTACAGACAATCAACAGCAAAAAGCTATTGAAATTACAGTAAAAAATCCTCCGCCTGAAGCTACAGAATTTCAAATCTTAAGAAGAAAAATATTAAAAGATAGTTTTGGAAGCTTTGAAGACTATCAAGAAATATCTAGGTTTTTTACGACCAGACCAGCTCCACGAAAAATCTACGATGACAACGTAAAACACGGAGAATATTACGAGTATTCAATCAAGTATAAGTTGAATAGTGGCACGATTAAGCAGTCAGTTTCCAAGATCCATAAGTTTGTTGATTCATCAAACTTTAAATCTATCGTTGTAAATATCTCTGATTATTCTTTGACTACGTCTAACTCAGGACCAGTAATTTCTTTTTCTATAAATTCTAATATTGTACAAGAAAAAAATAATCTAATTTTAGCAGCAATAAACCAGGCAGGAATTGGAGAAAGATTCCAAAAAGAATTTGAAAAAATAAAAGACAAATTCCAAGATATCGTTTTTTTCAAGGTAACAAGAACCAACCTGTCGGTGTCTCCTGCTATTCAAGAAGAATTTAAAGACGTTATATCGAGTGAGCAATTTATCGATAGTCCTGAAACGAGAAAAAATTCTGGTGTATCAGACATTAACTTAAATCACGATTATCTGTACGAAGTAAGGGGCTACTATAAAAGCCCCGCTTCTCTTATGAAGGATTTGGTAATAACCGTACCTTCACAAATTAAAGTTGGTACTGGTTCTTCCAAAAAAACATATAAATACAAGCCATATAAGTGGTTTCAACAAAAAGTTTTAAATTCAGGGACTCTAATGGCTGAAGATGCTGAAGGTAATTTATTACAACCGTCATTTCTTGAAGATGGCGATATCGGAATAGTTGCTAACACAAAGGTCGATAAATTAGAAGTGCTATTAGAAATTAAGTCGGCTTCCGCAAAAAGAGTCGACATAAAAACTATTTTTATTAGTTGGAAAATAGACGCTTCGATTGAAGAATACGATCACTTCGTTATTGTTAAAGAGTCTAATGGAAAAAGAAACGTATTAACTACGACTCAAAATTTAAGATATGCTGACGCAATATCACACGTCGATGTAGGAACAATTATTTACTATATAACGCCCGTTTATAATGATTACTCGGTAGGTCCTACAATCAGAACAAACAGTATAGTTGTAAACCCAGAAGAACTAGATGGATCTATAAAATGAAGCGACAGATTCGAATAACAAAGAGCAACGTAAGAGTCCCATCGCCAGTCGTGTTAAGAAATAATGCTACTGATATAAGAGACACTAGAGAAATTACAGAGACTAATAAAAAGACTTTTAAAGTAGAGCCTATTGTCAGGTTTTCAATATCTCAAGATAACTCCATTTTTTCTAATGGAAACACAGAACAATTTAACGCCTTAACAGGCATTGATGTTGATAAGCCTGAAATAATAGCATTAACGGAATTTTTACCATGTTATTCCGAAGATTTGAAACTAAACAGAACAGGACAATTTTTTCAGGCAAAACAAGACGCACTGTTGGTGTCTTGTGTAGATAGTCTATCTAACGTTTTTGAATCGATTAATAAACAAAAAGACATAGAAAACACGAGTCAAACAACTATAGCGAAATCTCTAGAGTCTAACAGAAGTTCTCTTTATGAATTTTGTGAAACTATAGAAAATAACATTAATTCTTTCATGGCCGGTGTCGAAGACACAAAAAGATCTTTTTACTTTAAAAATAATTTTTCATATTTAATTCCTTTTACAATAAATGTTCCATACGACTTAAGAAAAGTTTCATCGTTAGATGAGATGACTAACGTACCTCAAGATGTTTGGAAAAACTGGACCACGACCAAAACGTGGCTTCAAATGTGTTTAGAATTTAAAGAAGCGCTTAAAAACGGTACTTCATCAAACGATAGTTTATTCGTTATAAACCCTTTAGATGGTGTATCGGTTAACAATTCTATAAACGCTTATTCCTTGAACGAACCATCGAATAGAAAAAACAAATTAGGTTTTAATGAAAACCAAATACAAACTCTATCGGTTTTTAATGCTACTCTTGACGTTTCAAATGAAGATTTATTTAATTCCTTAAAAATTCAACTTAAAAAATTATTTTCAACGCGCGAATATTCGGTGCTCAACGTCCCGATGCGTGAATTAGTGGGCGACGACACTACTGAAAAATCAAAATCAATAGCGCGACTTAGCTATTTGATAACTCGTGAATTAAATTACTCAAGCGAGCTCAGAAAACTCAGTTTGTCTAATTCTCCTGTTGTTGTAAACTTCAATTACCCTACTGAGAACTTAAACAAAGAAAACAACATAATATTTTGGAATTTCGTAGCAGGAAAAACCGGAAAAGACATAACAGAAATTCCAAAGAATCCAGATTCTTTAAATTCTTTAACCGCGCTTGCCCAAAGAGTGGAAACGTTAGCTAATAAAACGTATGAAATATTAACTTTCGAAAAAACGTATATAAACGACGATATTTCATCAAGCGACGGAACTTCTAGAAACGCTGTACTAACGCCAGGGTTAACTTACTACATCGACGGCGCGCTCACGTCAGAAAATTTCTTTTCTCCAACTTCTGCTAAGTCTCTAAGAGAAAATGTTCGTACATCTCTTGATTCGTTGAAGGACATATTTTCTTCTTATGATGGTAATTCTCAATTTTTGTTCGATAATTTTATAAACGCGAGAGTAAAAAACGACATTATTTATACAAAGCCGCCACAAAGCATTAGTTACTACAGTAACGCTAGTCTTATGTCTTTATCATTGATTAAGCAAAATCAATTAGAAGAAACTTTAGAAACTTTAGTAACCGACGAACAACTAGCTACTGACAATAACGCTAGTTCGCAACTAGAACTAAGCTATAAAAATATAAATAAAATAATAAGAAATCCGCTACACTTAATTAGATTTTTAGAAAATCAATTATTAACGGCAGATTTTTTACCTAGATTTAATCAACCGGCAGATATAAAAAACTTAAAAGATATTAGTCATCTTATCATCTCGTTTGCCTTGAAAAACCTAGATAAATCTTACAACGACAACAATCTTTTAAGTTTAATCTATATGTACGTCCTGATAAGAACAGACGCGTTATTAAAAAATAATCAAGGAGTCAGTACGAATAACAATAAACTCAATCACGTAACTGATAAGATAAAAAACTATTTTATTGATTATTTCTCTAACAACAAAGGAACATTGTCATTTCCCATAGAAGTTGATTATGTATTAAGCCCGGACACTCCTGGTAATTTAACGTCGCTAAATAAAATAGCAAAAATATTAGCTTCTATAGCTAAAGAATTTAACAAAGTAGATCCAGACAACTTTGAAGACTCAATTACAATTAACCCTTTTAAAACAGGCGTCGATATTTCAAAGAGTTTTTATTCTGGCGTTCAAAAAGAATCAGTGATGGTGCTTATATTCTTTTTGTGCTGTTTAATGATTAATGAAGTTAATTTTCAGTCTATAGATAACTTAATTTTCTCTAACGGAAACCATTTCTTTAGCGTAATAAAAGATAGAGAGCCTATTGAAAAAAAAGAATACTTCAATAATGAAGATACAGTAACAGTTGTAGGTGGTAGGGAATTTAATCTTTATAGATACGACGACATCATTCTAGAAGCTGAAGGTAGATTATCAAAAGAAATAGTTAGTCTAAAAAGAATGTCTGCTTGGTTCGTTTGTTATCTCACCATGTTCGAAAAAAAGCTGACTAACTTCATAAATCAACTTGAAAACACAGAAGGATTTTTTTCCAACGTTTGGGCACCAATATCTTTTATTATCAATGATGACGCCGTCGCGACGAAGATGCTAAACGTAGAGCAACTGAATTTGATTAAAAGCAAACTTGCATACATGAAAACCAGGTTGTCTAGTAAGTATGATTCTGGTTTAAAAAACTTGACCCCTTATTTCGTCTCATTAAAAAACAAAGATCAACAAGCGCTAAATTCTATGTTGCCGCTTGAAGATTTACACATAGCGTCTTGGAACTTTTTACTTAAGGAATATCTAAAAAAACAAGAATTTTTAAGCAATAGAGCTAATAATCTAAAAATATTGTCGGTTGGAATCCCGCAAAAATTATATCAAAAATTACAAAAACCTACGAACGCGACCACGTTGAAAGATTCTATTGGCACTCAAAACATAGTTTCTATTAACGTTTATCTTGTGGATCATTTGCGCCCAACATTGATTCACAAGCCTAAAAAATTCATATTTGACTTAAGTAAATTTCCAATAAGAATCTTAAATTATTATCTCGACGGCATTGGCGCTCTACAAAAAATAAAATCAGATAGGGAAGGCTTAGAAAGCTTAGAATTGATAAACTATCTACCGTTCTTTAATTTGCAAAATTTTCAAAATATTTCTGAAATAAAAGCAGAAGATGCAGCGGATCTAATGGATTCAAATAATAATGAATTTTCTAAATATTTTAAAGTTCTAAACGAAGAGCAGATTAGACAGCTAAGAGACAACCATATGAACAGTTTGTTCTTTGAAGAGTACTTAAAATTTACAAGCGGCGTATCGTTAGACGAACATTCGTTTTATAACTTTGAAAAGATGGCGAAAGCATTCGACCCGTCGATGCTTGAAATACCGGCAGTCACTGATGGATCCATCGAATATTTCAAAAACACTATTTTTGTCGGTACTGACGAAATTAAAAGATCGCTAATAATCCCGAAAAAATTTGACAGAGTTTTCCATGTCTCTTTCGACCCTGAGGATTTCGAGATAGATGAAGTTAATACGAAAACTTTCGATGGTGTTAACGTCATAAATTATTATGTAAACCAAGGAACGATAGTAAAAATTTCTGAAACCGAAGGTTACAAACGTGCAATAACACCAAACTCAGACGTAGAATTTAATAGTTACTATGTAGAATTAGAAGTAATAGCATAATTTAATTGAAATGTCAGTACGTTCAAATCCATCCAAGCCCGTTTATTTCGTCAATGTTCCAAAGTTGTTCGAAAACAACGCTTTAGAAAATTTTAGCTGTAAATTTGTCTATAATTTTTATACTACGGACGAAAGAACGCAAGAAAACCAAAAGATACCTGACATATATAAAAAATCGACTATATCGAAAAACGATATAAACCTGACAACATTTTCTTTGAGAGTTCCCAGGTACATCGAACTATCTTGGAAAACGAGCAATATTATTAATTCGATTGTCGTCAAAAACCCTGAATTACAAAAAAATTATTCAAAAATTTTTACTCAAGACAATATCGTAAACTCTAATTTTTTACCATATAACTTCGAAAGTTACAGCGCGCTAGAAAACGCCGTCGAAGATATAAACAAAAATGTAGCGGGACAACTACTGACATCAACAGGTATAAGTCAAGCGACGGTTTTAGAAAATTTTATTTCTGGCTTGATGAAAGATTACAAAGAAGTACCAGAAAAACCCGCCGTTCAACAAATTAGAGATCAAATAAAAACCGCTATAGACTCTTTAGAAAGTTTTGTCGATAAGCCCGACGCACTCTTGGGATATAAGTTTTACGATGATAAAAATAAAAAAATCGAAACCAGCTTCGATTCGATGGCCGATAGAAATGTAAAAATTAACGTACAATTAAGCAATTCAATACTTGGCGATGTGTTTAATCTAACGACGTTGCCAACGCAAACATTAAATCAAATAAACAGTTATAGCTTAAAAACCAACACTACTGAAGACCTGTTTATCCAACCAGTTTCGATAGGCGAACGAACTAACGAATTTCCAGATGCTACTAACTCTATCCAAATCATTGGTTACGTTATCGACAGGTATAAATTTGAAGATGAGTCTTACGTTAAAGACAAAACTTTTTTTATAGATGACGTTAAGACAACAACAATTCTCGATGTTAACGTAAAATACGGTGGAATTTATTGCTATGCGATTAGATCGATAGCAAAAATTGAAATTCCTTCAGTACTAGAAAATAGCGACACTATAAACAAGTGTATGTATTATTGCGCAGGAAAGCCCATTACGAAAACTATTACTTGTGAAGAAGACGTTTCACCCCCTCATCCCGTTGAGTTAAATTTTAATTGGGAATATAGGACCAGAGAGTTTTATGTTACTTGGCAAATGCCATTTAACGCGCAACGAGACATCAAACAATTTCAAATCTTTAGAAGAAGGTCGATTCACGAACCATTCGAGTTGTTGGAACAACAGTGTTTTGATTTTTCTGATGTCAAACAAACTACGGGCGAGATTATAGATGGTAACAATTCAGCGATGACGAAAGAAGACGCGTCATTCGTCAAATATTTTAAACTACCAACCTACAGTTATCTTGACAAAGAATTTAAAATAAATTTCGAAACTTTAACAGCCTCTAAATATATTTACGCTATTGTGTCCATAGACGCGCATGGATACATATCAAATTATAGCGCGCAGTATGAAATAAGTTTTGATTTTTACAAGAATCGAATAACCAAAAAATTAATAAGCGTTTCTGGTGCACCAAGACCCTATCCTAACCTATATTTGAACGCGGATCTTTTTAAAGACGTGATACAAGTATCAGGATTATCTTCACAAAAACTAAAGATATATTTTATGCCTGAATATTTTAAGTTAAAGTATAACTCAGGCAAGATAGAGAAAATGGTTACTACAAAGCAAGATGGTGAACAAGGCGGATACTATAAATTGCAGTTTATAAACGTCCAAAACCAAAAGTCAGATCAGCTAAGAATCAATATAGACGATCCGAATTTACTTACCAGAGTTGAGCGGCAATAATTAATGGCTGGTTTTTTTGGTTTCACATACGTATGTAATAACGAAGAATCATAGGAGTCACAGATGGGTTATTTAGATAATTCGACGAATAACATTATATTAGACGCTGTACTTACAGACTTCGGTCGCGAAGCCCTTGCGCGCAATAACGGATCCTTCAATATCATAAAGTTTTCTTTAGGTGACGATGAAGTCAATTATGGAATTATCACCAAGTACGGAAGAACTATTGGACGAGAAAAAATAGAAAAAAATACTCCCGTTTTTGAAGCGTTGACCAATCAAAACCTAGCCCTTAAGCACAAATTGATTTCGATACCAACACCATTGGTATATTTACCGCAGCTTGTTCTTACATCGCCTAGTACGACGGTGTCTTTGATTCAAGGTAGGAATACTAGCGTCGTTGTAACTGAATCGATTGCGTCTTCAGATTCTGCGACAGAATTAGACGCTAATATTGCCGATTCAGATTTTGATCTTTATTATCCTTCGTTGTTTTTACGCGTCGGAAGTCTAAACAATGCGCCAGGACAAGTATCACAAGATGCTTTAAGAACAGCTCAAACTGTAATCACAGCGAGTAATTTGACGAGTGCTAGCAGAACAGCGACTTTTGTCCTATTCGCAAATTCAATGTCGTCAAATACTTTTTCCACCTATGGTAGACAAGTTACTTCTGGTGGCAATACGGTTTATCAAATTTCTACGTCTATAAAAATTGTTGGACAAAATTCTGGATTAGCGCTTAGTATTCCTGTAACGATTAGTCAATCTTGATAAAAGAAAGAACATTACCTCATGGCAACATTTCGCGAATTAGCATCCACTGACAAAAAGACTGCTAAGTCATTTTTAAATCAATTAATTGACGTATTGCAAGAAGACATTAGCGGATCTACGTCTAGAAGAAAATATCAACACTTCGTCACAGGCGGTGTCGGTCCTGGTGTAACTTCTTCTTTGTTTCAGACTGTATATGATCAAGACTTTACCTTGCAGACCGCTAACCCGATATTTGATATTACGGTAGGTTTAGCACCTGATTATGATGGTGGTATTTTAGACACTGCAAAAACAGGTACTGACGCTACTGGTAAGTTGTTGTTCGCGAGTAGTTCTCTAATGGCTCGTGAAAAGGGCGAAATTTATCGACAATTTGCACAAGCGTTATTGGGAGACGGAAATCAGGAATTCAAAATACCTCTTGAGAATCAAGCTGGCGTAAATCAATCGACAGTAGATGCTGCTCTCTTCGTCGCGTTTAAAAGACTATTCGCAAGAGATCAAATTAAGCGTGAAACTTTTGCAATGAGATTTTATCAAACTGCGTCATTTGTCGACCGCAACGCTGATGGCTCTTACACAACGGGTGATGCGGGCACGAATCTTGATAAGACTACATTGTCGGGGTCTACGATCTATACAGATATCAATTCGGCAGATCAAAGATTCGTTACTTACGGTGGTCAATATGGCACGATAGTAGACTCTTCAAATACTTCTCTTCAAGTAGGGCTAATGTTCTACGACGCTGGCGTTGCCGTGTTCGATTTATCAAAAATCACATCGGGAAGTCAATTGATGTCGGGGACGATCGATGCGATGTCCGAGGTAGGAACGATGACTTTAGGAGCTAACGACACACAATCGCAGTTCATTGCAAAATTTATACCTGACTTTATAATGTCTGGTAGCGTTGACAACATTATTGATCACGTCTGTTCTACAAGATTTCAATCTGGATCATTAACTGCTATTACATTCCAAAACATCACAAATATCAATAGCACGTTGATATATTGCAGAGCTCCCGCGGATGAATTCAACTATTCTTCGAATCCTACTTTCGTTGATCAAAATAAGAGAATAGTTGTAATCGACGAAGGACAGGAAGGTGTACAAGACACCTTTACTTACATTACGACCGTTGGTCTTTACGATTCCAACAATAACTTGTTAGCAGTCGCTAAGTTGAGTCGACCAGTAGAAAAGAGCCCAGAAAGAGATTTAACATTTAGGGTTAGATTAGACTTTTGATATGGTTTTTATTGGAATGATAAAATGGCAATATTCCCAGTCACAAATGACGATGTAGAATTTTTTACCGTTTTAGTAAATCCAAAAAGATCTTACGTTTCTTCTTCGACAGGTGGTATAACAGGATCTTTACGCCTGTTTGCCCGTGGCTCAAATATCGAAAAGGAAATTCTGCCATTAGCGAATTTTTCTGCCTCTTATTCAAACGATGAAAACCTAGAGTCTTTGAGAATAAGCGTAGTTAACAAAGCAAAATCTCTACAAGTTAGTGGTTCATTTTCTGGATCGCTACAAACGTATTTAACCAATGTCAATGATCAATCTTCGTCCGCAAAAAAACAAAAAGAGATAGTAGTCAATCGATTTATTCCGTCTCCTTCTTTTACGTCTAATACCATTAGAAAATGGAACGTAAAAGATATATTGGTACCATACTATAGCAATGAATATCCAACAGCCGGTTGGGGCTATACGAATTATAGCTCTATTAACTTTTTTACCGCGACAGGAATCGTTACGTCTTCGGTTCTGTTATACCCATCGATCGAAAGCCCTACGCTACCAGAACATATGGGTTACGTTTCTGGTACGTACGCCCTAGCTGGTCCATTTTCTTTTGATCTTCGAATAAATCCTCGATATAAACAAGATTCTATAGATTCTGGTCACTTCAAAGCCGGTACGATATTTCATTTGTCTTCGAGCTATGCGTTGTCTTTAGTGACTGGTTCTAAAAAGGACGAGAACGGTTTACCAATAGGATTTAGACTACAGTTGCAATTGAGCCATAGTGCTGACGTCCCTCCTTCTCGGGCAATACCAGGTTCATATCCTAATGATTTAATATTTTTAAGCGAAGACAATAGTTTGTCTTACAATAACTGGCACAGAGTAGTTGTACGTTGGGGAACAAACACGATCAACGAAGGTACGGGATCTTTCAACGTAGATGGATTCGATGTAGGTACTTTCGTAGTTCCTTCAGGCACCATAATGCCAGTTACATATACAAGCAAAGATGATCCCCGGGTTCTATGCGTCGGTAATTATTACGAAGGTAATAATTTCGATTCGTCGAGTCAATTGTTGTTTTTTTCCGATGTGGTAGCAGAAAGAGAAGGCTTGGAGGAATTATTGAACACAGCAGGAATGTACGATTATCCTGCTAGCTATGCGTTTAATCATCCTCTAAAAGCAGAAGTACACGAATTAACAATTAGACGAAACTACATGTCGGATAAAGACATATTGCAAACATCGGGAAGCGGTTTGGCGTCGACCAATACGTCCTCGATAGCGTTTTATTCTCCACCGTTCTTCACCAAGTCGTCACCGACCAGGAAATATATCGGAGGTCATGGTGGCATATTAATAACGCCATTTCAAGAAGTCGATGGTACGACCGATGATCCGTTTAATGTTGGCATGGCTTTCTCTGTCGCAGGTCATTATATTAACTTAGAAAACTTTACCAAAGATTTTGCTAACATGGTCTATCCGCGACTGCATCATCTCACGGGTGCTGCAATAGACTACACAACTGCCGCCGAACCGGCTAGCAACATTCTTTACAGAAGTCCTTTCACAAAGAAAAGAAATCTAACCATACTTCCTTGCGACCATGGTGGGTTTTATCCAAACTACGATTGGATATCGTCTGAAGACTCCACAAAGTATTTAGATCAATTTGGACGAGTAGATAAAAGCGTAATTAATTTAGATAATTTATTAAGCACTTCTTCATTGCTTATAAGCAAAACTCACGACCCGTCAGGTTCGACGTACGTCGATGAGTTAATTGGATTTTCTCCCGAAAGCCCAGGATTACCACCAGGACCAGCTTTTTCTAAATATTCAGCGACGTTTGGTAGCGTATCAGGTTCACCATTAACAATCTTCCAAAGGTTGAAGGATCCCTCTTCAGACCAAGTAACATTTTTTGACATAAGTAACTTGTTTTATGGTAGCAGAATTCTACCTAAATCGTTCACCCTTACCGATTCATCTTTAAGCGGTTCAGGTGGAAGAATTTCAATAACAATAAAAGACGATGGCGCAGGCAATCTTTACAGAGCAGATTCTTTAACGCCGCATGCTAAAACTAACTCGATAGGTAATATCTTTTACGATGAGGGAGTCGTAGTAATAAAGAGTCCCCACTTATATTTCTTCGGTAAAGAAGGATATGAGATGTCTTTTAAAGGTGAACAGAGATTGCATTCTTCGAAATACGAAATTTTAGCGCCATCAGGTCTATTAAATTCTTCTTCTAATTCTTCATACGCCTTGGTCCAAAATTCAATCAGCGCGTCGAACGAGCCTAACGATACCGAGACGTTCGTATACATATCTAACATTAATTTTCACGACGAAAATTTAAACGTCGTCGCGAAGGCCCAATTAGCCCAACCAGCGTTAAAACGTGAAAGCGAAAAGATACTATTTAAGATAGCTTTCGATTTTTGACATGCCACCTAAGAAGAAAAAAAGAAAGCGAAAAGGTCGCTATCAAAGGGGCATACATTCTTCTCCAATGGCAGGTGAATGTAAGTACCGTTCAGGTTGGGAGCAAAAATATATGGTCTACCTCGACGAAAATCCCGACGTCGCTTCATGGTCGTACGAAAAACTAGTCATCGAATACGTTTCTAACAAAAAAACGAAAAAGATTCGAAAGTATTACCCAGACTTCCAGGTCGAATATAAAGACGGACGAAAAGTCGTTGTAGAAATAAAACCGTCTAGAAAACTGCAACAAGCGACTGTCATAAAGAAAATTAGGGCAGCAAAAGAATGGTGCACAGAGCACGATATGGTCTATAAAATATTGACTGAAATAGAATTAAAAGATATAGGCTTGTTTTAATTCTATTTTACTATAGTCATTCTGGCTTTAAGAATAGCTGTATTGTGCGCAACTTAGTATTAGGACTAGACGTGTCGACGTCAGTTACAGGTGTATGCATAGTAGATCCTCAGATTGAAACTCTGTCAGCGGATTCTCATATAATCAATTTAGGTCGCGTTGAATTTAAAAAATGTAAAACACTATGGGATAAAGCCGACGTAATTGCAAATGAACTTGCAAGTCTATTAAACGCACATCCTGGTACATATCGAGTTGCTCTTGAAGAACCTCTTTTAGGATTTAGAACGGGCATGTCTTCGGCTGCTACAATTACAACGCTAATGAGATTCAACGGTATAGTTTCATATATTTCTAGAGAGATATTCAAAGTAGATCCCGAGTATATCCCTGCGTCTTCCGCCAGAAAATTGTGTGGAATTAAAATGCAAAAAACCTCTGTGGCGGGAATGAGTGGAAAAGAACAGGTGTTCAAATACATGTCAGAGAATGATTTAAAACACGTCGAATGGCCAAAGAAAAAGAATGGTTGCGCTGTCGATTGGAGCCGCGATGCAACCGATGCTTACGTCATCGCAAGAGCTGCTACTTTGCTTAAAAAATGAAAAAAGCAAAAGACTAGCGTTACTGTAGTAACTAGTGCTTTCTCTTACTGATAAGATAAAATTTTACGAATCAATTTTTGGTCGCGGTAGAATATCGAGCAATGGCAAAAATTTCGACGTTCGATGTCCTATTTGTTCACCGAACGATGCTTCTAAAAAGAAGCTAGCGATTCGTACGGATGACGATGCGAATCATTGTTGGGTTTGTGGGTGGAAAGCGAGAAGTCTCGCACCGCTTTTAAAGAAGTATGGTTCGCAAGAACATCTCGTAGCATATCGTGAATTCACGGGCGGTAATCCTAAGCCGATTACTGCCGAGATCGATTCACAAAAAAAAATCGAGTTACCTAAAGACTTTAGATTACTAACACTCGCTAGTAACATAGATCCTGATGTAAAAGCAGCGTGGCGATACGTTTACTCCAGAGGATTAACCGACCGTGATGCCTGGTATTTCAAATTTGGCGTTTCAGATGAGCCGAGATGGAAACGACGCGTCATTATGCCTTCCTTCGATTGTGAAGGTAATTTAAATTATTTTGTAGCTCGAGCTATTGACAAGGATAAAAAACCAAAGTACGATAATCCCGATGTGGATAAAAACCCAATTGTCTTCAACGAGATTAATATAGACTGGTCAAAGAGAATTGTGCTTTGCGAAGGACCGTTTGACCTCGTCAAGTGTCCCGAAAATTCTATTGCGCTTTTAGGATCAGATCTCGACGAACGTCACGAGATATTCAATAAAATTTTGTTGCATAATACGCCTGTCGCCCTCGCACTGGATGGAGACATGTGGCATAAAAAGACACCACGAATCGTCAAAAAGTTTCAAGAATACAACATTAACATTGTTGTTGTAGACGTTAGACCGTGGGGAGACCCTGGCAGTATGACAAAAGCCGAGTTTGACAGCGCTTTATTAGAAGCTAAACCTCTAACGTGGAGTGATGTGTTTTCTGACAGATTAAAGAAAGCGACGGAAATTAGTTTTAGATTATAATATTTAGTAGTGATGAAAAACGTTGTCTATGCAAATGTAATATCAGAAGCCCGTCTTCGAAAAATAATTCAAGAAGAATTACAAAGAAAATACCTGATTGAAGAAGGACTATGGGATGATGTAAAAGACGGCGTTAAAAAACTGTCTAATTACGTTAGCGAAAAATTTAAGTCTGCCGCTGGTGAATGGGCAAACACGATCAGCTCCAAAATAGAAGCGTTGTCGCAAAGACCAGAAGAATTGAACGTAGTTATGTCTGCCATAAAACAGGGCATGGCAGAGTCTGGCGATTCCTTACCATTAGACGAAACACTTAAGATGGCGAAAGAACTAACGAAAGATTCTGCGCTAGCCGCGATTCAAAGTGATTTAGAAGGTCCAGTAAAAGAAAAGGCAGAAAAGCTACAAACGGGTGCCGCGATCGGTGAAGCTTATTCTATTCTTACTACTAATGAGTATATTAAACAACAAAAGATTTTAAGAGAAATGGGTCCTGAAACCATTTTTGGTTTTGGACTAGCGATTGTCGGGGGTTTACCGTTGCTATTTAAGGGATTATTGAAGTTGGCTAATTTCCTCAATGCTCCTAGGGCCGCTTCACTTTTTGAAAAGGCAGAGCACGTAACCCATGCTATTGAAGAAAAAGTCATAGACTATATTGTACCTGACGCGTTGTCATATCAGATTTATAAATTTTTGAATAGCAAGGGTTATCACGTAACTAAAAACAAAAAATTGTTGACATATGAACAGTTTAAAAACGATTCTGATAAGTCGAATGCAAGAAAAAAGACTGATGGCCTTGTTTACAAGGCAATGTTAATTTATTTCGCCATTAATGGTCTGGTAGGCGTATTGAAGGCAGGAGCTTCTCTTTTAGGTTTCGTCGAAGGTGGCGCTACGGCTATAAAAGGTGTTGAATTAGCACGCGGAGCAGAAGAAGTCGCAAGTATTGTTAGGGCGGCTGAAATCGGCACTGTAGCTGCTGCAGCAACAAGAGCTGCAAGTTCGATATAATTTGAACATATAAATAAGATAGATGTATCATATTATTGATGGTTAAAATTGCCCATACTGCCGACATTCACTGGCGTGGTCTAAGTCGACACGAAGAATACCGAGAAGTTTTTACAGCTTTCAATAAAGATTGCAAAAAGAACAAAGTAGATCATATCTTCGTCGGTGGAGATATTTTTCACACAAAAACTACGGGTATTTCGCCCGAGTACATCGATCAATTAACGTGGTGGCTTGAATCAATGGCGCAAATTGCGCCCGTACATCTTACGCTCGGCAACCACGACGGCAATCTTGTCAATTTGTCTCGACAAGACGCAGTATCGCCCATCGTCCAGGCACTTAACAATCCTAACGTTCACCTCTACAAAAAAAGCGGAGTTTATGAGTTCCATCCTGGTTACAACTGGTGTGTTTATTCATTATTTGACGAAGAAGGCTGGTCAGAGGTAAAACCCGAACCTGGCAAAGTGAATATTGCCTGCTATCACGGACCTGTGTTAGGATCCGTAACTGAATCTGGCTGGGAGATTGATGAATCGCATATAAAGGTAGAGTTTTTCAAAGATTATGATTTTGCTTTGCTCGGTGATATTCACAAGACTCAGTATCTTGATTTTAGAGAAGTAGAAATAGAGATAGATGAAGATGATTTATACAAGTATCCTGGATGTACTATCATTGAATGCTTCAGCAAGATTTTTTGTTGAACAGATATAGTCGTTATAATGAGAAAATGTAATAACTGTGGTGAACAACTTGCAAAAAATGCAGGATTACATCTATTAAGATTCTGGGAATCAGAAATAATAAACGAAAATTTTTCTGAGATTTTGACTAATAAGTTATGGGAAAAAAGATAAAAATAAAGGTAAAAAAACCTTGGATAGCTTATAGCGGTTCTCCCGTGCAGCAAAATTATGCTGAAGAACTTGACCATGGCTACCTGCTATGGGATATCGATGACCAAAGAACTTGGGATGTTTCTTTTAGAAAATTGCCCAATCCGAAGCCGTATGTAACAATTCAGTGGAGCGGTTCTACTAAGGACTTGATGTCTACGGCTTCTCTACACCCAGATGGTTCGCGATTTAGGGTTCGATCGTCAGAAGCCCTAGGTCAAAAAGACTTTAGACTTATCAGCGAAACTTTGAATGCAAAGTTTGCTACCGAGGTTACTTTTAAGTCTGATTTTGTTGCAGATAAGTCTATAATCAAAACGGGATCATCGACGCTTGAAAAAGCTGACTTAAGAAATCCAGATGTTCTTATTAAGTTAATTAAGGACTATTATTCTAACACTCAGATTTCCAATTCTGAATGGGATACGATAACTGAGCAAGTCAAAAATTGTCTTTCTGGCGTTGCTTCACAAGACGATATTGCCCGTAACTCAAAGTGGTCTTTGCGTTATCTTTCTTTCGATAATATGTTCGCTTATGGTCAAGACAATGTAATTAATTTTGATAAACTCAATGGTATTGTTGGTATATTTGGTCCTAATAGAATCGGTAAGTCTTCAATCGTTGGTACATTGATGTACTCATTATTCAATGCGACCGATCGTGGACCAGTAAAGAACATTCACGTTTGTAATATTAGAAAGCCTTATTGTTCGTCGAAGGCTATCATTAATCACGATGGTACCGATTACGTCATCGAGCGTCAAACAATAAAGAGCGAAAACAAAAAAGGCGTAATCAATGCTTCGACTTCGTTAAACGTTTTTAAGATCA